GTGGATGTTGAACTTGCTAACAATGGGGATGACTGTGTTGTCTTCATGGAACGCAAGGATTTGTCCAAATTTTTGGATGGACTAGATGGATGGTTCCGACACCGTGGGTTTTCCATGGTAGCTGAAGAACCAGTGTATGAGTTTGAGCAAATTGAATTTTGTCAAACGCATCCGATTCTACTCCAGACTGGTTGGCGCATGGTACGAAACCATGCTGCTGTCTTCAAGAAAGACCCAATGTGTTTGATCGCTATCCAAAATGATGGTGTTTTTCGCAAGTGGCTAAACGCGGTAGGGGAATGTGGAACAACCCTAACCAATTGCGTACCAGTACAACATTCCTTTTACAACGCATTTTTACGTAATGGTAAGAAATGCAGTGAAGGCATGAAACAACATATATACAAGAGCACATCAATGGGTACACGTATTAACGAAATGCAGACCATCACCCATAGTGTCACTCCCGAAGCACGTGTCGCATACTACTATGCGTACGGGATATTACCTGACCATCAAATTACAATAGAAGAATACTACGACAGCGCAATTATAGATGACATCGATCTCACGCCAGTGTGTCGCTCGGTGCTCAATCTAGAACCAGGGCTTAAAATAATTGAACAATAATTATGCCAAAGCAAATGCAACGTAAGCGTGTCGTAGTCCAACGACGAAATAACAAACAACAACAACAAACTAAAGCCAACAAAGAGATTACCCTTCTCGGACGCGCATTGCGCAGTCTCGGGAGCGTCGCCGGTGGCGCAGCAGGTTCGTTAATCGGAGCACCAGTAGCTGGTGCTGCAGCCGGTAATGGATTGGGAGCAGCCGTATCAAAATGGTTGGGGTCAGGGGATTATGAAGTAAGTCGTAATTCCATCGTGTCAAAAGCACGAGCCTCACCAGATATACCAATGATGCACAACAGCGGCCAATCGGTCGTTGTGCGGCACAAGGATTACCTTGGGCCAGTGTTATCTTCAACCACCTTCAATGTGGTAAGCACCTATCCAATTAACCCAGGTCGATTAGAAACATTCCCCTGGTTGTCGAACATCGCAAGACGGTTCCAAGAATATTCATTCAAAGGAATTGTTTTCCATTATGTTCCAACATCAGGGTCCATCTCAACAACTCAAGCTTTAGGGTCAGTAATGATCCAGACCACCTACCGCGCCACTGATGCTCCGCCAGCCACCA